ATATATGTTCTTTCCTTCTGCTGTACCTTCTATTTTTGTTATGTTTTCTACTGATTGCTCTACTGATGATACTTTACTGGTTATTCCATTTACGTCTTGCTCTACTTTGGTTAGCTTTTGTGTGTTCTCTGTGGTTTCTTCGGTTAGTTGAGTTATTTTTCCATCTATCTGATTAATATTTGACTCCACTCTTCTGTTTATAGTTCTTTGTGATGGTGTTCTAGTAGTTGTTTCCTCTTTTGCTTTACATTGTATTTTGCTTTCAATATTTGCAATCCAACGTCCCGAGAACTGCATTGAACCCTGGTATATTACATTTTTACCATCTATAACAACGATATCTCCTGTATCTAGTGCTGGGTCTATTATGCTTTCGCCCTCAAAACTGTAAAATTCTAGTCCTTTTAATGCGTTATAAATATTATTGATTTGGTCTTGATCAACTATGTACATATTGTCTTGGCTGATATAAACTGTATTGCCTGTTGTATCTCCTTTTTCAAATAGTTGTATTCCATCATCATACCTTACACGCGTTATTTTAAATTTTTCTCCCCATTTAAAAGTCTTAAATAACTTTAATGGAAGTGTAACTGAACTTTCTCCGATTGTTTTTATATATAGTTTTCCATCTCTACCTATTACTGCTATTCCACCAGCTTGTTCTGCTATATAACTTAAATAAGTTCTTGCTGATACTGTATTGTCGTACACTGCTATTTCCTTATTCATGTTTAAAAAAGAAGTAGAACCGAAGTTCTACTCCTGCTTTTGTACATAAGTCTTGTAGTACCTGTATTATTTTTGCTTTTCCATTATTGCTATCTATTGGTGTTTTTCCATTATAATTAAATTCAAATTTAATCATATTATCACGTAATTTCAATGTTACTGTGTAATCGTCTTCTTTGCTTATATCATCCACATTAAATACTCCAACAGGTATTATTTCGCCTGTTATTCCACTCTTGATTTCTACTTTGTTTATAGTTGCAGGTATTACTGATTTATATAATTTTAATTCTATGCTTTGTGCTTCTATACAGCCCAATGCAAACTCATCACTTGAGAAAGCTTTTTTCGAGGGTTTACAGTCTAATATATATTTAGAATCTATCTCCGTGTCATTTATGTATACTTTTAATAAATGAGTTACATTGTATACTTTAGACTTATAGTTATTACTTGTACTATACATTAACTATTTGCCCCCTCTACTGCTGTTTTTTGTGCTTCTGTTAATTCTTTTTGCATTAAATTAAAAGAGCACTTCCATTTTGTTTTGGAAGTACTCGTTTCTTTTTCTGTACTTATCATTTCGACTTTTCTTTTTGATACCCTAAATTTTGCATTTTTTAAAAAACCTCCATTTACTACTGGAACTTTAACATCCAATATAAATGGGTTTTTATATGTCTTTTGTATAAGTTGTTCTGCTTCTTCTTCTGTGTTAAAATCCCATGACATAGAAAGCTTTAACATTCCTACAGCTATGGGATTATCTATTAAAGAACCATCAACAATAGAAGAATAACTGTCTTTGTCTGTATCTTCTATGTCTGCGCTATATGTTGACGGTGTTGGTAAATTTCCCGTATCTCCATGTTCTTTCCATAACATAATTTTATCCTCCTACTAATGCTTCTATGTCTTTCCCTGATTGTCTTTTCATATCTCTTAAATTGTCTAATAATATTTGTCCTAGTTTTGTACTTCCTACGTTTACTGTAAGATTTATAGGCCTATCGCTATTTTCGTTATTATAATTTGATAAAACATCTTCAAACGTTTCTCTCATTATATTTTGTGGGGCTGTTATTTCTGGGTTATTGCTTGCTCCTGCATATTCTCCGAAAATTGCTAGTGTTTTTTCATAAGCGACATTTCCCTTTGCTAATCTTGGTAATGATACTTCGCTCATATAGCCGATGTTAAATCCAAATTTTTTTCCGCCCATTCCTGGAACCCAATCTGGAATGTCGAAGCTTAAATTATTCATTACTGATATTACCTTATTTATTCCTTTTACAACGCCATTTGCCATACCCTCGATTCCACCTAAAATAGAGTTTATAATTCTTTTTATTGTGTTCCATATTCCATTAAATATATTGGTTACTGTAGTTTTTAACCCATTCCATACATTATTCCAGATATTTTTTATTCCATTAAGTACGTTTGAAATAGTATTTTTTATTCCATTTATTGCATTTGATATTATTGTCTTTATTCCATTCCATATTGTATTTGCTAACTGTTTTATCCAGCTCCATACGGTATTCCAGATATTTTTTATTACATTTAATACGGACACTATACTATCTTTAATAATATTAAGTATTGTTGCTACTGCAGTTTTTAAAGCATTCCATATACCTATAAAAAATTCTTTAATTCCATTCCATGCTCTTTCCCAATCGCCAGTAAATACTCCTATTATAAAATCTAATAAACCAGATAGTGCATCTATCACATAGCCAATAACTTTAATTATTTCTGTTACTGCTGGGGCAACTATATTTAATACAAATTCTATTACCGGGGATAAAAAAGATATTATCGAACTTATGGCCGTAACTAATTTAGAAATGCATCCTAATAATTTAGAAAAAGTTTCCCTTCCTCCATTGTCCCATATTTCCTTTAATTTTTGTGTTACTAATTCAAACCATCCTGATAGTGTTTCACATATTCCAATTATTGAATTTGCAAACTCTTGAAAATTTTCGCTTGAAGTCCACTCTTCTATTGTTCTATAAAAATCTTGAACTATTAAAAGTAAATTATTAAACCCATTCCACAATTGTTGTATTGTTTCAGTCCCACCATTGTTTTGCCATGCATTTGCAAACGCAGTATTTATATTTCCTATAATATTAAATATGGATGTCAACGCCTGAAAATATATACCTAAAGTTTTTTCGCCCGTTCCGTTTAGCCATACTTCTTTAAAACTTTTTCCCATTGTTTTTATTAGTGTTATATTGCTGTTAAATGCATATTCCATACTTTTCAGTAATGGTTTACCATATTGACTCCATGATTTTTGTATAGGTTTAAATAATAGTAAGAGCTTCTTCTTTATCTTATCAACCCATCCCATCATTTGATTATCCATTTTTGATAAATCAAAACTAGGAGCTGTTGTCCCTCCACTTCCACCATCCGAATTATCTTTGTCCGAAATATTATTTATTTCACTATGGACACCTGCTAACGCTTTTGTTTCCTGTTTCGCTTTTTTTGCACTTCCAGCCATACTAGCGTATGAACTTGCACTTGCCTTCGCAAAAATATTAACTCCAGTCAAAGCATAAGCAACGCTTTGAATAGCTTTCATTAATTGATATACTAGATTAGTAACAAATTGAATTACTGGTGCTAGTACACTACCCATAGCATACTTCATATAATTTATGTTTTCACTTAATTGCTTTGCTCCTGCATTTTGGCTAGATAGCCATGCATTTGCACACCCACTTAATATTGAATAAATTCCTCTTAATGAAAATAATGCCATTGCATATTTTAAAACATGTCCTAATCCGTTTTTTAAACCTGTTCCCATTCCTTTTATATTATTAGTTATATTTTGAGTGATTTTAGGTAGACCTTTAAAACTGTCTTTCATCTTTGATATGCTTGGCTTTACTTGGTCTATTTTTTGTTTGAATCCACTAAAAAAACTAGTCAATTTTCCTTGACTAATTGCTGTTTGATTTATTTCTTGTTTTAATTGTGTCATTTTGTTTTTTGCTTCACTAAGTTGTTTATTATACATTTCTATTTCAGTATATAATTTTTGTGCTTGATTATTTAACACTGTAAAATCTTTATTGTTTCCTAATGCATTATTCACTGTTGTATCCATTGCTTTATCATTAGGGTTTATTCCTTCTGGTGTTACACTTTTTCTAGTATCATCCACAATTTTATCAATCTGAGGATTTATTACGTTTAATTTCATTTGTCGAGCATTTATTTTTTCTTGCAAACTATCTATTTGTTTTTGCACTTGAGATATTTGTTTTTGTGCATCTTTATTATTTACTTTTATTGCTATTTCATTGTTTTCTGAACTTTTCTTTAAATTTTGCATTTTCTTTTTCATAAAATTAACTGCTTGATGTAACTTACTTGTCATTGCTCTAGTATCTACTTTTGAAAAAGCCTCTTGTGCTTGCCTTATTGTTTGCTTTATAGTTGGTAAAAACTTTTGAAACTTTTTTAAAGCCTCTTCTACTTGTGCTGTTACAATTATCTCAATTTCCTCTACTGTCACACTTTCACCCTCTTTCTTTTTAAGCATAATAAAAGCACCAGATTTAATCTGATGCTAAATGAAAAACACCTGCATTTGCAAGTGTTTTTATTATTTATTTCTTATATATAATAAGGATTTGGTTTAAATAACAATGCTATAAAATCTATTATTATTCCTACTCCAAATAATCCACAAGTAAATAGATATAATATTCCCATTCCTGTTTTGCCTTCATAGAACTTGTGTGCACCTAGAAATCCTAAAAATGCACAAAGTATTATTGCCACCCATTTATTTTTTGGTCTACCAGATACTGCTCCAATATTCTTATTCATATTGGTGTTAGTGTTTGCATTATTTATTACAACCTGAGGTTGTTCTCCTTTTAATTGTTCAACTTGTCTTCCACAGTGAGTACACATAACCGCATCTTCTGGAATCTTTTCACCACAAAATTTGCAGAATTTAGTTTTTATTTGTATATCTTCCATCTTCTATATCTCCTTTTATTATATTATATAAAGAAGTATAGCACTTTTATTCATGTATTTTTGTCGAAACTTGTCGAAAAAATTATTTTTTTTCTTTTATCATAAGAAGTCTCATCTTTTTTGTTATTTCTTCTGGTGACTGAATGTATTCTTTTTCTTCATCTTGAAATAAATTTTTATAATTATCTCGAATAGGGATTATTTTTGGATTTCTCGATAAGCTATCTGCTCTTATTAATTTATTTGTTACCGCTTCCTGTAAATTAATCTCACGTTTTAAATCGTCAGCATTTTTAGCCAAATGAGTTTGGCAATAAATATTGATTTCTGAATATCTACTATTCCAAAATTCAAACGGTTTCATGTTAAAATAATATGCCAAAGACTCTGTTGCATAAATCAATTCAATTAAATTATTTGTATTTTTTATTCTTAAAATTATATCATTTAGCCCCTGAAACCTTGGAATTGTTCCTCTGCTATTTTGCTCATTGCGTTCTCTGCCGATTTTTGAACTAATTCGTTCATATTCATTGTTGATAAAGGATTTGATATCAACTCTTTTAGTTCTTTCTTGGTCATTTTCTTTTTGAAAAAACCCTCTTCGTTCAAAGCCTCCGCAATCTTTAAATATAAATCATTTACAACTATTCCTTCTTTTCTGCAATCGTCTATAAAATCATATACTTCATCTATTGAATTAAATGCACTTTTCTCATCTTCTGTTTCTGCTAATTTTAATATAATTTTAGCCAAAGCTTCTATATCGCATATAGCATAAGCTTTTGTAAAAGCTTCTTCAAAATTTTTATTTTTTAGTAGGTTAGCTATTTCTACTATTTTTCTTGTTTTTATTACTAAATTAATTATTTTATTTTTGGTTTCTATTATCATATTTTCTCTCCTTTGCAAAAGAGAGAAGGCTTATTCTGCCTTCTCAGTATTTTTTTCTGTTGTGCTAGTTCTCTTTATGGTTCTGCTCCTAGCACTCAATTTTGCAGAACTAGGCTGTGGGAAATCCTTTGCTTTCTGTTATTTCTGAACTTCTATAGATTGTTAATTTTGATTTTAACATATCATCTATAGCAATTTCACTCATTCCTATATAACATGTACCTGTAAAATACCATGTTAGTGGTTTTCCACTTTCTGTAGCTGTTTCTTCCGGTAATTGAATTGCCCAATATCCATTTGTCTTAGCAGTTTGAACTGCTTTTAATTCATCATATTGGTCTTCTTTAAACAATATTTCTATTTCTAGATTTTCTGCTTTTTGTCTTCCTTCTGTTTGTCTTTCATCAGGAATATCTAAAGCACTATATGTTATTCCCTCTGGTGCTTTTAAAAATTCTGGAATGCTTTGTACGAAAGCTACTTGTTTTCTTTTAGTTGAATCTTTTAAGTCTGTTAATGTATCAGCATGAAATAGTTTTGTTAATGTACTTGCTTTTGGTTCTGGCATTTTTTATTCCTCCTTATTATCTTATAAAATTAAAAGAACTCGTTATAGAATTATAACGAACTTCAAAAGTTATTGTTATACCGTATTTTTGCAGTATCTGGTCATATACTGCAGGACTGGTATTAGTCCTTATAAAATTTAATTCTTGAAGTCTTGTACTAACTTCATCTGTCATTTGCATTGCTTGTCTTTGTTTTTCATTCCAACAAGTGATTGATATTTGAAATGTAGAACGAATAGGAAATGCGTTTTCTGTTAGATTTACTGATTTCAAAGGTGTATGCAATTCCAATATAGGAAATTTACTTTCTGTATTTGGATTACTTAAAATCGGTTTATTCTTATACAAATTTTCTAGCTTTTCATATACTAAATCGCTAAAGTCCTTTATACTTAAATCTTTCATTATTTGCATACCTCCTTCAACATTTCATCTATTTTTTTCTTGACTATTTCTGTATTTTCATTTCTACTTTCAAATTCAGCATCTCCCATAAAGTGGTTTGCTTTAGTTCCATGAGCAATATAAAAATCCATACCTTGAATATTTACAATCGGATATGGCAATGCTTTTTCAACTTTACTTACTGGAATAAACCACTGACTTCCTCCTGTTTCCAAGAAATGTTTTGTAGTTCCTACTGGAGGTAGTTCTCTAAAATCTCCTGTACCGAAATGTTCAAACATAGCCCAAGGGAACTTATCTTTGTCTGTATATACACGCCCCTTCACTTCTTTTGTAGACATATCAATCATTTCTACTAATATGCCTTCTTCGTTGTTTCCTTTTTCCAATCTTATAGCATAACCTCTAATGTTCTTTAATACATCTTCTGTTATTATTTTTGCAGTTTGTGGTAGTTTCTGCATTATAGCATTTATATTTTTGAAATTATGTTTTACTTTTATATTACAATTAAAATTTATCATTCTTGCACCTTCTCACATATATATACATAAGTACTTCCAATTTTATTTTTGTCAGTTACTTTATATTGAGGTTTAAACTTCTCTAATTTTGAGATATCTTCAAATGATATTCCATTGCCTTTTTGTATATCATAATTTTTAGTCGTACGACCTTTATATGTACTATAATCCACTTCACCTGTTGATTTTCTGTCAAGTTCATTGACATCTTGTTGCATGTTCAAATATGCATATGGCTTTTTTTTGCTCATTGGTTTAAATTTCCATACCTTTTCCGTTTCTCCGTGGTCTTCTATTTCTTCATATTCTGATATATATACTTTTGTTAAATCTCGTAATAGCATTACTTAATCCTCCTTAATCCAGATTTTATAATGTCATTTCTTAATTTTTCTATAATATCTTCATATGAACTTGATATAGAACCTTCTCCACGACTTGTTAAGCCTTCTGCTCCTCTTGAAAGATATATTGCTTTTACTGCTTTCTTAATATATGGAAATAACTTCTCATCATTTTTTTGTCTATTAGAAATATCAGAGGCAATAGAAGTTACTCCCTCTAATATTTCGCTTAGAACTTCTTGGTCGTCTTTATAATTAGCTCCTAAATCGGCTATTATTTTATTTATATTACTGGTTTCTGCCATTTCTATTGCCTCCCTAATTATTCTTTTTCAGCTTTCGGTTCAGCTTCTTTTTCTTTTCCCTTTTCAGCTTTTGGTTTAGCTTCTTTTTCTTTTCCCTTTTCAGCTTTTGGTTTAGCTTCTTTTTCTACTTTATTTATTTTTAGCCCTATAAATGTAGACATTTGTTTACCTCCTATCCTTCATATGAACAATATACACCAGCTAATTTGTTTTCATATACATGTCCATATAAGTTGTTGTTTCTATATTTAAATACGTTGTCATCTCCATTTTGGTCTTCATCTGGTGTAAAGTATTTTATGTATTGATCCATAGCTGTTACTGCAGCAGACTTTTCAACACATAAGAAGTTTATATCTTTTCCACCTTCTATTAATTCATAGTAATCTGATGTTGAAGGATTTCCTGATGGAGAACTTACTTTTGAATATGTTCCAGAACTTTCTGTGTAATATGTCTTTCCTGATACTACAGCTGTATCTGTTGACTTAATATATGAATCTTTTGCTTTTTGGTATCCATAATTTTGTTTTCCATCATTTAATGTTACTGCTGTATACATTCTTGTTTGTGGAACTTCAATTATTGTAGCAAATCTTTCTAATACTTTTTTAGATTTAGTTGTGTCTAAATCATCTATCATTCCTTTTAATGTTGGTGTTATGAATAAGATTCTGTTTTCTGTTGAAACTTCATCTTCATCCATTTTATTTATGCATTCTCTTAATGCTGTTACAACTCCCGCACCATCAGAAATAGTTTCTTTCTTTGTTGAAATTCCTGCTACTCCTGCTATTTTTGCAATTCTTGCAGCGTCAGTTTCTGGAACTACTTTTGTTCTTACAAATTCTCCAGATAATCTTGCAAAAGGTAATCCTAATGCTTCTTGGTTGTCTAGTCTATCAATTCTTAAGTCTTGGCTTCTTTCTTTGTCATATTTTACTGTCTCCCATACAAATTTTGTTGAACCTTTTGTGTATCCATCATTTCTAGAGAAATCTCCTAAACCATCCATGTCTAGTTTAGCTACTTTTATTTCTCCATTTAATCCTTTTTGTACTGTTGTTTCATCTCCATCTAATATAGATGTTTTTGCTTCGTTTTTATATACCTCGTCTAATTTAGGTAAATAAATTGTTGATATTTCAATATTATTCATTGTCTATTCTTCCTTTCTTATTTTAATCCCATTGCCCTTCTTATTGCTTCATCAGCACTTGGTTTGTTGCTAGATGGGTTTGGGTTATATGGTGGCTTTTCTTTTGACCACTCATTTACTGCTTTTTCTACAATTCTGTCTTGAATTGACTTTATAAGTTTTGTTTTTTCTTGCAATTGCTCTGCTGTCATACTTTCATAATCAAAAAGATTTAAGAACTCTGGGTCAAATGCTGTGTCTTGTGTTGTTGCTATTTTCAAAGCCTCATCTTTTAAATCTCTAGCATTTAATTTTTTTTGCATTGCCTCATAATCTTTTTGTTGTTTTTGCAATTGATATTGTAATTTTTCAGTTTCGTTCATTTGTGCTAGTCTTTCTGCTTCTGATTTTTCAGCATCATTTTTAGCTTTCCAACCTTCCTGTGCTGTTTGAATAGCCTTTTGAACTCTTCTGTCAAATTCTGCTTGATTTTTTCCATCCTTTAAGAAATCATCAAACGTTACAGGATTATTATTTATTCCTGCATTCTGATTATTTGCTCCCGCTGGTTCATTATTTGCCCCAGTATTAACATTGTTTGTATTATTATCTTGTCCTTCCATTCTTTACTCCTTTTGCCCCAGCCATTGCCTAAGCCCCAGCCATTGCGATTTATATTCTGTTGTTCTTTATAGCCTGCAACCAGTAAAAAAGGCATAAAAATAAGAGCTAGACGTAGCTCTTGATTTATAATTTTAAAATATTAATAACTTATTTATTATCTTTATTCTTTGCTTTCATATATCCTTCTGCATAATTATATTTTAATACCCACATAGCTGGGCTAAATATTGTAATTACCGTAAATATAATCCAATACCAAGTTGGCATTTGTAATTTAATACTTAATATTAAAACTAATAACCACATATTATTTTTCCTCCTTTTCTTCATAACTTGCTATATAATTTTTCTTTACATCAAAGTTAGTAAATTCATCTGGTGTTAATTTTGCATTAATCTCAATATTTGCAACAAATTTTAAATCATTTGTTATATCGTCTGCTCTTCTTATTAGTTCTTGGCCTATTGCTATAATAGAGTTTTTGACATTCTCTTTGCCTATTGGTGTTAATTGTTTTTGCATATTTTCACCTTCTTTCCATAATAAAAGCACCTATTTTAAAAGTAAGTGCATAATTTATATTTTTTGCATAAACTATTGATTATTAACCTAATTTATAGTATAATTAAGTTAATAATATTATTGTTGAAGGTATGTGACCCCCTTTTGGGTTGCACCACCTTCTTTTTTTATCTTCTTTTTAATATTTTAAATATTTCGTTGTTTTCCATTAATATTACAGTATTTATCCAGCTTCTATGTTTAGAATAAAATAATTGCTGTGCTTGTTCTATGCTTTCAGTCCTATCTAATCCTGACTTATGTATATCTATTACAAAGTTATCAGCTTGTCCACTTTTGTGTTTGAATAAATCATAGATTGTAGTTCGAGATTTTCCTGTTGGTTCTTTTAAATCAATTTTTATATTTCCTATCATATAATCTGGTGTTTTTATATTTTGTGGATTTAATACAACTGGTATTAGCCTAACTTTTCCTCCATATATTTCTCCTAATATTTTAGCGACTTCTTTTTCTTTTTCTGTATGTTTCATTAGTACACTTTTGCCATCAACGGCATATTTATTGCCGTTTTCATCAATATAATATTGTTGTTCTACTACTTTGTAATGCTTTTTGTTTCGTTTTAAAACCCTAGTTGTTACATCTTGATACTCCATATTTAATTTTCTGTTTAATTCTTCTCTAGGCATATTGTTTTGATATACTAATGTACTTCTGCAATGATGATAATGCCCGCATTATGGGAGGCATATTTATACCGTAAGACTAACCCATAAATTTTGAATTTTTTTAGTTCTAATTCTTTTGCAGTATTTCCATAATATCTTGTAAATTCATTATAACCTTTTATATTAAATATTTGTTCATCTAAGCTTTGGCACATTTTCGTTGTTGACTCGTCCTCTACTGCGACAAATCTAACTTTTGAATTATCTTCCGTTACTTCTTTTATTCCCTCAACTTTGGCTAAATTATTTAGTCCTATCATTTGCAAATCTGCTGCACCTGATATCTTATCATTATTTATATTGATCTTTTGATTGTTTTGTCTTTGTATTATTGTTTGAAACTCATTAGAATCAATTTCTAGGCCTTTTTGTTGTTGCATATTTAAAATTGCTTGTTTATATATTTGTTGTGCATTATATTGTATTGTTGCTTCAATATACTGTTTCCAATTAAAGCCACTATAATTTGGTTGGTCTAATAATGCAAGAAATAAAGCCATCGCTAATATTGATGGCTTTTTCTTTTTATTTACTTCTTGTTGGCCTTGTTCATAGTAATAATTTGCATCTTCATACATTATTTGTTTTTCTTGTTCTTCAAGTTTATTTTGTTCTTCTATATATGCACTATAAATTAGTAATTCTAATATTTCACTATTATTTACTCTTGTTCTTTTATAAATATTGTTTGCTAATACAGTAAAATAGCTATTATTCTTTAATAAGCCTTGTTCTTTCCATTGTTCTATATATGTATTTATTCTTTTTTTAGTCTTATTATCAGCAATATTATAGATATTCTCTGATGTAAAATTAAACGTGTCAAATAATTCTTGTAATCTGTTTTGTGTTTGTCTTGATGTTTTATTGTATAGTTGTTTTAATTGTTTTACATATTTGTCATGTTGCTCCCACATATAAAACACCTCTATTCTTCTTTATTGATTTGTTTATTAACTACTTTAGTTTGTTCTTTCTTATTATCTGCTGTTAGTTTTTGTGCTTTTTGTGTGTCTGTTAAATCTGTTACTTTGTTATCTTTATTATTTTCTTTATTATCTTGCTCTACTCCTGCTTGTCCCATCATTTGCATTTGTTGTAAATTCTTTTGAATATTTTCTTCATTTTGTTTATCTACTTTTTCTAATTCTGAATTGCTATCTAAATCATCTGGTAACATATCAATTATACTTGCATCGCTTAACAATCCTCTTAATTTTAATGCTCTTGTGGTTTCTGTATCCTTATCTGTTGGTAGATTTCTCTGTAATTCTATTTTTATGCTTCTAAAATCATAGGATTTGTGTTTTCTTTTATTAATTCTGTCTATGATTGTTTCCCATCTTCTTAATATTGCTTGTTTAAAGTGTTTATCAGCATCTGTTATCATCTGCTCTAATGTAAAGAATTTTCTATCTAATGCACTAGCATTATCTGCATTTGTAAATCCTAAATCTGTTATATTTGGTACTCCACTTATCATTGCTATTAAATCTATTAATGTCTTCTTATGATTTTCCAGTGCTGTATCTTGTACACTTTTTTCAACCCAAGCAATATCTCCTGTATTATCTGGAGTATAGAATACTTGCATTTTTAATAAAGCTTTGTCTTCCTCTTCTCTTGCTTTATTAACTACCTGCTTTGGTTGTCCATTTTCATCTAATTCTGGATTCCCTTTTGCGTCTAATTTTGTTGTCATTAGTTCATTTTGTGGCGTAAAACCTGTTATTTTTAATTTTGCATCATCATTATATTGAAATGTATTTCTACTATTTTGTATTACTCTTTCATAAGCACAAATTAAAGAGACTACCAATTCAAAGCTTGATAGTCCCATTTCATTTTCTATTGCTATGCAAGGAAGCATGTTCCATTTACTTTTCTCAAATTTTTGTTTATCTTCTTGTAATTTTGCATAATCATTTGGTGTTGGTGAATAGTATCTTTTACCATTTATTGTTGTTAATTCTACTATTGTTATATCTGCACCATTTTTATCTCTTTCAGTCCATTTTCTTAATTGGCCTATTTGTTTTACTGGTGTTGAATAATCAAATATTCCTATTGTATTTAATGCACTTTGTTTAGTATATACTATTTCGTTTTCTTCATTCTCGTATAATACTTCATAGCACCCTCTCATCCCAAAATATTCAAATGCTAAATCAAAAAACTCTGTTGAATCATCATTATATTTGCTTATATAATCTATTAATACTTTTAATTCTTCATCTTTGTTTGCATCTGTATTAAATATTTTATTAAGTAACTTCTTTATTATATTTAATTTTGTTGGATCTGATATTTTTTCAACATCATATACTGGTGCTTTTCCTGCAAAATACCCAGTTACCATTGAATTTATATAATTTTCAAATGCTACTTTTATTTTTTCATCATTTATACTTACTAGCTCAGAATTATCTGTCTTTCTTCTTATTCTTTCATATAATTGTTTTCTTGCATTCCATTCTTTGTCTGCTAACATTAATATTTGTGCTACACTATTTTCATTTTCTAATGTTTCTGGATTCCATTGTATCATTGTTTTCCTCCTATACCGGCTTTACATATCCGAATTGTATTGTATTTGGTCTTGGATGTTCATACACTCCCGTTAAGCAATCTTCAGCATCATCATGTTCATTTTTTCCTGTTCTTACATAATGTTTTAAATGTTTGGCAAATTCTGGCCATCTATCCTCCCAATTAATTGGAAAATAAATGTTATTCATTACTCCTGTCGAATTACTTAATATTCTTGCAATTTTATTTTCGCTTTGATGAAACCAATTTACTTTTGTGTGAGTATTCTTTAACTCCTTTAACTCTTTTTGCACATTCCTTGCAAACCCTCTACCACCATTATTACTTTCTATATTCGCATTTCCTACATTATCTTTGGTCATCATTTCTGCTACTGCTGGTTCTGTCACTTCCATTGGCTCTTGTGTATAAATAACATCCAAGATATAATATTCACTGTTATACATTTGATAGTCTATTGAGCATAAGTAATCGTCGCCCTCATCTGCTGTATCTGTGTAATTCATAATATAGTGTGCTGGTGGTAACTTATCATAAGTTTTAAATACTGTATATAATCTATTTTTCACATCGATTGGCTCTTGTTGGTAGTTAGCATAAACAATGTCTTTATTCATGTTTTTTGTTTTGAACTCGTAGTCTTCTTTACTTAATATATCTTTACACAACATTGAACCATCATCTTGTACTGCTTTATAATTTATATGTCTTACATTAGGATAATTGTCTAATATATAGCCAGCCAAATCATTGCTAGACCATCTTGTCATAATGATTATTAATTTAAATCCATTTTCAGTTCTTGATAACATTGTATTATTAAACCAGTCTATATGATTTTTTAATGTATTTTCATTATAGGCTTCTTTAGCATTTTTTATGAGGTCATCTATTATCATTATTGTACATCCAAACCCTGTTGCAGTACCTGTTGGCGACGTTGCTAAATAATTTGACACCTTACTTCCAGCTAATGCCCACTTTTTTTGTGTAGCTTCGCCATCTTTAATCTTGGTATTAGGAAATATATCATTATATACAATTACACCTTCTGTTTTTTCAGAAGCTATTGTGTCTCTTACTGATTTTGCAAATGAACTCGATAAATCCTCATTGTATGATCCTGTCATTATTTTTTCATTTGGATTTGTTCCTAATATCCATTCTACTAATTTTCCTGCAGTTCTTGACTTTCCATGTCTTGGTGGCATATTTATTACACATACTTTTTCATCGCTCTTGTAAAAATCTTGTAATTGATAGCATAAATCTTTTAAAAAGTTACGTTCTTCTTTGTAAAAATCAAATGCAGTTAATTTACAATATTCAAAAAAATCACGTCTGGCTAGTTCCAAACGTGCTTGCTTTTTTAATTCTTCTTTTAAGTTATTATTCATTCAATATCTTTCTCAGTTCTTCTATTGACATCCCTGAAAATGGATTATTTGTATTAACATTGCCATCAATTGTTACTTTTTCCTTAAACATTCCTAAATGTTTTCCTAGCAATTCAAGAGCTTTAACTTTGTCACATGAATCAACTTGTATACCAAACTTGCCTTCTTTTATTCCAGCTAATGCTTTTTTCTGTTCTTCTGACAATTCATCTGTAGGCGTAAACTCTATTCCAGTATATTCTTCTTCCTTATAATCAACTATATCTTCTCCGTCAAATACTGGTACATTTCTTTTCATTTTCTTCAATTTTGCATAATCACTTGCCTTTGAAAAAGCTATTGCTGCTAACTCTTTTATTACCATATCTTGTGTTACTTCCGTACGTTCTTCTATTTCTTGTTGCTTTTCAGATATGTATTCTTGTACCTTAACATTTCTTAACATTCTACTCGATGCTGCATTAGCTGTTTCATCTTTTTTACACCTTGAATAAGCAACCTTATATGCTCTTGTTGCATTAAGGTCTATTAAATACTCATCGCAAAATCTTTTCTGTGCATTTGTCAATTGAATCACCTCTTTTGTCTGTATCTTATTTTTCTATTCAGCTAAATAGATATGTTTTTGGAATTATAGCTATAATTTCTCTACTATCTTTCTTATAAATTATTAAATCGTCATTCTTCATTTATGTTCTCCGTACATATTCTTTTATTATTTCATTTATAAAATCATTACTACTTGCAACTACTTCGCATACATCTTCATAGCTGAATGTTTTATCGTCGTTTTGATTATGTCCGTATTCATATAGCCAAACATGTGTTAGTTCGTGTTTCAATGTCTTTATTATATTAGCTTGATCTTTTAGTAGCATTATTGTTTGAGTTCTATATATTGTTACTCCTAATGTTCCATCACTTTTCATTTCGTTATTAATTGTGGCTTCATCTACTTGTTCTATTAACCATTCCGTATTATTTATTTTAAATTTCATCTTTATCCTCACATATATTTAAATATTTACATTTGTCGCATTGTCTTTTCTCATCTACAATACACTGTTGTCTCTTCTTGTTCTCATAAAATTTTCTTCTTCTATATTCACTGTCTATGTAGTTTGCTATTATACTACCTCTCATATACAACACTTCCTTTGTATAAAACACTATGTAATGATATAGGATTATACAAGGCGCTACCTCGTATCGTTTGGATTTCTGGTATCAACACAGCCTATAACCTTTAGCTTACGAGCCGAATCTCTTGGAAGTTCTGATATTTCTCTTCCCTGTGTCGGAATTAATATCTCAACCTTTTGCTCCCATTGCTTTTTTATATCATTACATACTATTTTACTTGGCGACAGAGTGAGGTGTCGAGCCCCAAGCATTTTACTGCTCCAACTGTTTTCAAGACAGTGTTCAAAGCCGTTTGAATTACTCTGCCATGTAGGGGATTTTAATTTTATTTTCAACGAAGGTTTCCCCACTTTGTACTCCACATATCTAGGGGCTACCTAGAACCTGGCGACAACCTATGGACTTGCACCATATACCTTATTAGGTACGCATTTCTTAGCAGGAAAGCTCCAAACTTTTTGAATTAAGTTGTCATTTTACTAGGTATCGTTAATAGAAAAATAGAGCCAAACATTAAATGTTCAGCTCCGCAAAAGTTTATATCTTTTTTTCTCTATTATAATTATAACTCTTTCAAAACCAAATTTCATCCAAATTTCATCACAATTTTATCACAATTTTTCATTATTCACCTATATTTAGTACATCAAGCATACTTTTTATTGCCGTGTCCCTTATATTTAATAATTGATTTATAGATTTTGGTTTTTGGAACTCCATGCAGTATTGTTGTGATACATAATCCCATTTAGATTTTTCCATATAATATATCTTTATAACAAACTTTTCTTCTGCTGATAGTTGATTAATCATATTTTCAACTCTTACTATTTTTTTGTCTAACTCGTCTTTCAATTTGGTTAGTTCTTCTAATTTGGTTTGTAAAAATTGCCTATCTTCTTTGTTTATGTGTCTTTCTTCTTTATGGTAATTCATTGCCGTATTTAGCACTTTATCTGATACTTTGTTTGTATTACTATGTATGCTATCATAAGCTTGTCCAGCTAACTGCATATTTTCTATAATTTCGTTTTCTGTTTCCTCATATACCGTTCCAGCATATTCCAATCTTTTTTCGTATTCTTCTTTTTTTAATTGTATTTCCGTCAGTTTTGCTTGATTTTTTAAGTGATCCTTTAACATCCTTTCAACATCTTCTTTTATGTATTGCATCTTTTGTACCTCCTCACATTAATTTTCTAATATCTTCTTTTTTAACTGCTAACGTTAATTTTCCTAAATTAAAACTTATAACTCCATCTTTATCTAATATCTCAAACTGCTTTTTTACTACTGTATCTCCATTTATCATAACCATTTCAAGTTTATTCATTTGTACCTCCTAACTTTTTTATTTTTTTAACTTATTTTCAAAGTATTGTTTAATACAATTTTTACAGTTTTCTTTATCTGTAAATTCATTGCAATTTTCTTTTTGACCCATTTGCTTGCAAATATCTTCGTCTATATCATGATTATTTAGCATTTCTGACATTAAATCTATTATTTGGTCTTTTATTTCTATTTCTTTATTCAATTCAAACGTATAATCTACTGCCTTTTCTATATCTTTACTTTGAAATTCATTCATATTTTCTAGTTGATTTATTTTATTTTTTAATTCTTTATTTTCTTCAAACAGTTTATCTTTAATATCTGCAATCTTTATTATTGCTTCAAATAATCTTTTAGCTTCTCCATTTAATGCTTCTGGTCTTACACCTTGAAGCTCATCTAATACTTTTTGTGCTTGTTCTTTTGTCATAGGCTAGCTCTCCTTCATTTTCTTGTATGCCTCTTTTAAATCAACTTGTCCTATAAATTCGCAATCTTCTTTTGTTGCTGTATATTCTGCATATATTGCACATTCATCTTTAAAGTATAAACCCGTATGAAAAGGTTTTAATACATAACCTATCTCATCTTCATTATCTAAAGCAAACCTTATTATAACTTCTTGTTCTAAATCATATTTTTGTAATTGCTCTATTATATCTTTTACTTTCATTGCTTATTCTTCCCTTCTAGTAGTTCTTGTAAAGCTCTTTTTTGATTCAATAAGCATAACTTGTCTTTTTCAACTGCTTTTTTGTATTTTTCGTCATCCTCGTCTAAATATATACATTCTGATATTGCTATGTCCAATTCTTCTATTTTGGCTTTTATTTTTTGAATTGGAATACAATACTTTTCTTTTATCCATTTTTCATTCTTGTATGATATATATTCATTGCTTTTTTCAGATTCGTCTAACATTTTTTGTAAAGCAATCCAGTCACAATTAACATCAAATTCTAACTCATTTTCATTTTTTCTTGTGTTATTCTTTAATTCTTCATTCTCTTTTTGTAGTTTTTCTATTAAATCTATTCCGCCTTTTATCATATTTGCTATACTTATTTCTCCTGCTTGTACTGCTCCACTATATACTGCTTTTAAATCTTTTAATTGTTCTATCGCTTGTTCTTTTGTCATATACTAATCCTCACTTTCTGAAAATTCTTCTGCTTTTAATTTTTCTTTGCTAACTATTTTTAATTGTATTCCTACTAATGTTAAATCTTCGTATTCTCCTTTATTATTGAAATAATGTTTCAACGCCGTCTTCTTACTTTTATATAGTCTAGCAAATCTTAAATCTTTATGAAATTCACTTCTTCCATAAGTAGCAAATAGTCCTTCTCTATTTTGTATTGCATATACTGTTTTTTCTTTCATTATATATTACTCCTTTCCACCATATAATCCGTTTTCCTATATTTACTCCACCTAGAATAAGTAACGTTGTTGAAAATGTTGTTATTGTTTTTATTAAAATTGCTCCGATAAGTACTTCTACTATCCCTATTATAACCACAATCATATTTTTGTCTTTTATAATTTCTTTAATTATTTCTTTCACTTAATTCCACCCCTCTTTTTCTCTTTTATTATAAAATTCTTCTAACTCTTGGCATTTTTCTTTTAATTCTTCTATAAATTGTTTCATTCTTTCTTTTATGTCTCTTATTGTTTCTTCATCATCTTTATAAATTTTTAAATTATCTTTACTCATTAAATACATGTTTTGTAAATAACAAATGTAGCTTGCTGTTTCTGTTATATATTGCAACTCTTTATATGGCTCTACTGTATTAGCTCCAAATGCCAATTTAGGCACATTTAAACATTTTTGTAATAATTCTATAAGTTCATTTTCTTTCACTTAAAATACCTCCTACAAGTTTTTGTTTATTATTTCTATCTATTCCTACATAGCAACCTATATTTTCTTCTTTTGTATCTTTTCCTGGATATAAAATACACTTGTTATTTATATTATTCATACAGTCTTTACATTTTATTAAATCTTCAAATAATTGCATTAAATCCACTCCTCTCCACACTTTTCACATTTATATACAATGTGGTCTATTTCCATATCTAAATATTCGCTTTTCATTCTTCCACCACATTCAGGGCAATGTAAACTAAATATATCTTTAATTTTTTCTATTATTCTTTTTATTTTTTCTTTCACTTAATCAGCTCCCTAATTCTCTTATTTAATATCTTACTTTCTCTTATCATGTCTTGTTCTATTTCACTTTCTATATATTTTTTAGTGTCCCAGTTATCTTCTTCTACTAATTGCATTTTTTCTAAACTATCTAATATATCAATTAACCATTCTTCTGTTACCGTTCTACCTTTTAGCTTTAATGCATACACTTGTCTTTGAATATTCCATAACATATATCTTTTTCCTATTACTTTTAATGTTTCATCATTTTCTTTCATTATGTATCACTCCTCTCTAATTTATAGGAAATAAAACTATACATTTTTGTGCTATATCTTTATTAGCTTCATATATTTCTCCCTCAAGTTCATTTTCATCATCTATATATTCTTGATTTAAAAATTGTCCGCTCCAAGTATTGTTTGGAATGTAATATCCATTTTCAAAACCTAATGGTTCAAGTGGAGAATAATAATTCCCTTCCTCATCAGCACTTAGTATAACTTCTGCATCCTCATCTTCTAATTTCAATTTTTCTATCAATTCTTTAACTTTCATATCTTATTTACCCTCTACCTCTTCAAAACATTCTTTAGGTATGTATAGACACATTCCTAAATCTTCCCCTTCGTATGCACAAGCTCTTGCAAATTCTTTATCTTCTCCTGCTGATATTAATGTTTTGTAAATTGTATTATCAAAAGCTTTGCTTGCCTCTTCTGAGTTTGTCCCTACTATTACATAACCTTTTCCAAATTCACTATAATACGCGCTATATATATGTCCCAGCATTTCTCCAAACTCTTTTTGTTCTTTGCCTGTTTCTTCATCTATTGGTAACTTAATGAATTTTAATTTTTCTATTTTCTCTTCCATTTCCATATTTACTCCTTTACTCCCAAATCTATCTCTTTCCACATTTCAAATAAATATTGTTTAGCGTTTTGCAAATGTTCGTTTATTTCTTTTAAATCTTTTTCTGTAATATTGTATATTACAACGTGCCATAAATCTCTTCCATGTCTTTGTAAAGCATGATGTAATTTTAAAATATAACTATCTAATTTATTACCTAAATCGTCTTCCTTTTGTTCTAAATCAAATCTAAATAATAAATTGTAATCAAAATCATAGTCTAAACCACACTTTTCTTTAAATTCCTCCCAAGAATTACATTCTAAAGTTCTTTTAGTTTCCCAGCATTCGCAATAATAACTATGATTTGTTTCTTCTAGTTTTAACATATCTATTCTCCTCCTAATAATTCGCTATCTTCGTAGATGTTTCCAATTACTTCTGTAAATTTTTCTAAAAGATGAACTCTTCCATAAAATCTATCCATATTCATAACATCAACAATAAATCCATTGTATTCATAAATAACTTTTCCAATATCTATTTCTTTGCTTCCTGTTATTTTTACTATATCTCCCTCATATATTTCTTTTCCGTTTTTATCGTGTAGTCCTGTAAATTGCATAAATTCATATTCTTCATAATATTTTGAATTTAAAATTTCATTTACCATTCCAACATTACTGTTACGACAACCATCCCAATATCCGTAAGTATCATCTTCATTGTCATATACCATTATATTTTTTACTTTATGCCACGCTCTAAACTTTATCTCTCTATTCATCTTTATTCACTTCCATTCTTTTAATTAAATTGCATACTTTATCTTTACTTATATTTCCTTTTGTATTTTTTATTAGGTCTATTATTGTTGCTTTAAAATTCATTATTGCAGAATCTATGTTATCTTGAATTAAATTATCTGTATTTTTTAATTGCTCATCTACTTGTAATTGTTTAATTTTATAAGTATTTACTAAATCATTAAGCTTATATATTTCTTCTTGTTTTTCATTTAGTTTTGTTTGTAATTCATTTATTTTGTTTTTATTCTCTTCTTCTCTGGTTTTAAATTCTTCTAATGTTACTAATGCTCCATCATATAATAATTTGTATTTGGATTTTTCTTCTAATTTTAATTGTAATTGTTCATTTTCTTGCTTAATTTCTCTTATTTCTTGATATCCATTTAACAAATATTGTTTTAAATCTGGAACTTTTATTTGTTGTACATCTGGTAATTTTTCTTCTATAATCATTTCAGCTTTTTGTTTATTTTTAAATAAATTAACTAATTTCATCTTCTCCTCCTACTATCTTTAATATTTCTAATACATAATATTCTTTACCTTTATCAGCTCCCCATTCTTCTTTGCCTTGTCCTACTCTTAATTTACACACACAGGTCATTTGAGGAGCATTATTTCCATATCCATTTCTAAACACTACCCTATAATAAATTTCTTTAAAATTTGGACATTCTAGTTCAATATTTAATTTTGCTATTTCATAATAATTTTCAAACCTTTTAGTCCAGTATGGCTTTATTTCTCTATATTCTTCCTTCTTCTCGCCACTTTTTATCATGTCAAACCATTTCTTTTTAATTGGTAATATTAACATTCTTCTCCTCCTACTTTATAGCAATTAGCCATATAAATTTCTTTTGTTAGTATTGTTTTTATGTCTTCTTCACTAAAATTACTTCTAATACTTGATATTCTTGTATCCCATTTATCTGTTATTAATTCTCCATTTACATAGTCCCCAACTTCTACTAAATCTATTAGTTGTTTACTGTGTTTCAATTGAAATCCATATCTAGTGTATATATAATTATCAGACATCCCATTATCTCTTCGTATTTCTTTGCCAACATCAATTTTTAAATAATTTAATGCATTTGGAATGTATTCAATTAAAATTCCGATGTAACCTTCCTCAGTTCTCACATATTCTCCAACTTCAATCTCACTCATATTTCTCTCTCCTTTCTTAACGTATACACAGTATCCTTTAGCGATTCTATTTCTATGTCTTTATTTTTTAACTCCTCTGACTTATCCCCTGCTAATATTCCACATACATACCCTATCATAAAACACACTATTACTATTATCACTACTCTTATACACTCACTTATTTTATATATTCTCTTATCATATATTTTCATGTTTCTCTCCTTTATTCTTTTTTCTATCTATATTTTGGTGGGCGACCTCTTGCTATTTTCTTTGTTATGAGACTTAATTCATCGACTTTAAAGCATTCTTTGTAGACATATATCATTTCTTTGTATAGATACATATTCTTGTTGCATTGCTGTATCAATATGTACTCATGTCCATCTTTACTTATTATCTTCGGTATTCTCATATTCTTTTATCTTTCTCCCAGAATAATATTCGTTGTACATTTGCATCCAATCATCTAGCCTCATTGTTACCAACCAATCTTTTCTATTTTTTCTATGAAATACTGTAGGGAATTTATCATCCTTTGTATCTCTTACTGCTTGTTCAATTGCTTTATCTATATTTAACCTTTCAACTCTTTTGCTTTCGATGTGTATATAATCAAGTCCTACTACATCATCTGCTTGTCCAGTATTCCCACAAAACTGTTGTGTTCTTCTACATTTATAACCGTATTCTTTTAATTTATTAGCCAATTCTCTTTCTCCTGCACTTCCGTTTCTTTTTACTGTTTATTGCCATTTTTCTTTAGCTCCTCTCTTAATTTTTCTTGCCAATTTTCAATACCCTGTATAAAGTTTTTACATCTCATTACTTGCTTATAGTCTGTATCTGCTTGTTTGTTACAGCCTAGACAGTAATAACATAGTGTATTCTTTTTTATTTGTTGCATAGGCTAGTCCTCTTAAAATATTTATCAATTTCTTTTGCTATTGCCCACATATTTACTGTTATTCTTTTTTCTGCTGTTAGTTTTTTAGCACTTTCTATGTTTACTTTTTTGTAGCAGTAAAATTCCTTACAAATCAATGGTCTTACTTCGTAAACTAAACATTTTTTTCCATCATAATATGGACAACTTAATCTATTTTGCATTACTAATATTTGTGTTTGTGGTCTTATCTTGTTCTCAATTACGTATTTTTGTATTTCATTAATTTCTTTTTGTGTTACTGGCAGAAAGTTAGTACAACATTCTCCACATTTACTACAATTCCCACAAATTGAATTATCTGTTATTTTTACATTGCCTTCTACAATATTCTTTATTATCTCTGTTATAGTTGTTTCCCTTAGCATTTTTCCCTCCTTAATACTGTGTTATATGTTCCATATTCTCTGAAACCATATCCGCTAAATAATATCTCTTGTAATCTGTTCTCTCGCCATATCTATTAGTGTTGCTTTCCCATTCTGTTTTAAATTCGTATCCTTCTTTTTTAAGTTGGTCTATTCTTGCTCCTAGCTGTGTTATCCCTAAGTCTGCGTATGCTTCCCAACTAGATATTGACCCAAACCCTCGTATGTAATTTATTATTCTATCCTTTTGCGTTGTTTTCATTTGTATCATCTCCTATATATTTAATTAACCCTAATGCTATATATTTAAGTATCCTCGCTCTGTTCACATTGTCAAAACCAAGTAACTGTTTCTTATTTATTTCTAACATCTCATTACTCCCTTAAATTCACTATTTGGCTTATTGAATTTCATATATACTTTTCCAACTTCTCCTGCTCTTTGCTTTGCAATTTTAACCGTTATATCGACAATACTATCTTCCTGTTCTTTTTCTTGATATAAAAATATTACATTGTCTGCATCTTGCTCTATAGCTCCACTTTCTCTTAAATCTGCTAGGCTAGGCTCTTGCCTTGTTGCATTTCTGTTTAATTGACATATACCAATTATCGGAATTTTTAAATCTAAACTAAGTAATTTTAATGTTCTTGTTATATCTGCAACCTCTTGCTCTCTATTATTGAATTTGCCCTTATTTTTGATTAGTTGTATGTAGTCTATTATCAATAAATCAAGCTTATTTCGATTTTTCAATTTTCTTGCAATTGTCTCTATTGCTTGAATTGTTGTTGCCTTAGTTATTAGATTAATCGGTAGTTTAGATATCTCCGTGCTAGCCTTTGCTATCTTTTCCCAGTCATCATCTTCTATTGTACCCATTCTCATCTTATAGCTATTAACTTTAGTTTTGGTTGCCAATATTTTCTGGATTATCTGGATATCCGACATCTCTAAACTTATTATTGTTACGTTTTTGCCTTTCTCTGCTATCTTTGTCGCTATTTGAAGTGCAAATGTTGTTTTTCCTACTCCTGGTCTTGCTCCAATAATGGTTAATTCTTGATTGTGTAATCCACAAATTTTATTGTCTAGATCCATTAAACCTGTGTACAGCGAGTAATCATTTTTATTGTTGTAGTTCTCTTCTAGCGCACTTACTGTATTCAATACTTGTTCGCTAAAAGTCTGTTCTTTTTCGTTTAGTCGTTCTATGCTATTAATCTGTTTTATTATGTTCTCTGCTAATACATCTATATTTTCCGCATCTGCTATTTCACTCACTTTACTTTGCAACAAGTCAAAAATTTTACGTTTCTTTGACAAACTTATTAATTCGCTATATACATTCTCTGCACTCGATGTTTTTACAAAATCTCCTAACAAGCTTATATATTCTAAAACTTGACTACCATTTGCTTTAATTTTTGACTTAATTGAAAGCATTGAAATTTCTTTCTTTTCTGCCCTTAATTCATTAATTGCCTTTATGATTTTTTTGTTTCGTTCGTTAATAAAATCTGTTTCATCTAATGCATATTGTTCTTGTTCAAAAATCACATAATATAGCATTGCTCTTTCAAGTTCTTCGTCATACATTTATTCTTCCTTTCTTGATTAAATCTTGTATCGTTATTTTTTCCTTTACAAGCAAATCATATTCTTCTGGCGTTAGTTGTGATGTATCTATTTCTTTTAACTCCTCATTTTGCTTTTGGTCTAAGAGGGGTGGCTTATATCCTTCTTTTCGAGCCCAGTTTTTTAATGTAGCAACAAAATCTTTATATTTTTTTCCTGTTTGCTGTATGTAATCATCTAAACTTTGTATTCTTCGCATATAGTCTTTAGGGAAATAAGCTTTTACTTTTTCAAATTCTTCGTCTGTGAATTTTACGTTTTCATATTCGCCATATTTTTTCTTTATATTTTCTTTTTTAATATCATTATCATTATCATATTCATTATCGTCGCAATTGTTTATTTTGTTCTCATTTGTTTTCATTTGTTTTTTTTGTTTAGTTTTGTTTTCATTTGTTTCTTTTGTTTGCTTTTGTTCGCTTTTGTTTTCATTTGTTTTTTTGTTTCTTGAACCCGCTTCTGCTCTAGCCTTGCTGACTTCTTCATACTTTGCTTTATCTTTGTCTAATATAGTTTTAAAAGGAGTTATGACTAAATCTAATATATTATCTAGTTTGGGCATTTCTCCATTTTCAACATATCCATATATGGCTTTTATTAATTTTCCTGCCTGTTCGTCTGTTAATTTATCAATTACTGCTTTCTGTTCTGTATATAAAATAAAACTATCTTTTTTAGCCATATGCTTTCTCCTTTCGTAAAATAAAGGGCTAAAACTTATGTCTAGCCCTTGTTGCTCTTAATCTATAATCATTAATCTTGTTTCTATGTCTGTAGGTATATTGCCCTCAAAAACGAAACTATTCTTTAGTATATATTCGTTATATGTATTTGCTGTTTTATTTGCTCTCATCTTTGCTTGCTCTGCCCAACTTTGTTTTTCATCGCTTGTACTATTTTTATATTGTTCATATGTTGCCTTATCTGTCTTATAGCTTGCAATCATACTTCTGCAAGTATCTTCTACCTTTTTTATTGTGTCATAACTTGTTCTATCTCCTATTTTTCTATCTATATAATCTACTTTGTTTTTAAACCAAGTATTAAACCAACCACCAAATACTCCTATAACTGTTAATATAATAATTAATATTATTATTCCTATTGTTATTAAAAAACCTTTCATTATTGAGCCTCCTTATATGTTACTACTGCATCTTTTATTTCAAATGGAATATCGCTATATAGATATGTGCCTGACCATTCTACATATTTTCCATCTGGTGTAAAAAAGAATATTCCATTGTCGTTTGAACCATAAGAACCGTCCACATCTGGTAACCACTTATTTTCTCTTGAATATGTACCACCATAAACTAATTCATAATATTCGCTATCTGGTGTTAGGAAACTATTTAAACTTGATATTTTACCATCTACGATAAACTTACCTGCACAAGCTCCATTTTCTAAAAATAATGCTATATAACCCAAAGGTTTTTCTATTTCGCAAACCAATGTGTTGGCTTTTTCTCTTTGACCATTAACCCAATATGTTCTTCTGATCAAGTTATATCTTTCTAAGCTATAATCGATATCTGTCGGTGTTGGCTGATTTTCTGCCAATGTGTTCCCCATATTTAAAGTTGCTTCTACATCTTTCTTAGTATTAGCGCTTGCAACCTCTGTACAACCAGTTAATGTAACCAATGTAAGTATTAAAATTCCCACCATAATAATTAATTTCTTTTTCATTTTTCTTTCCTCCTTAAATAACTTTTTCCTATCAATTTTATAAATTCTTCTTCTGTATGTGTTTTCTCATACTCCTTTTGTGTGTCTATTCTTAATTGATTTATTATTGTTTCATTAGAATGACATTTAGGGCATATTAGTTTTACAAATTTATGTTGTATACTTCTTTTTCTATTACTTCCACCATAAACTTCATGTGGGTCTAAATGTCTTGAATAGTTGCCACAAAACTCACATATTCCTTCTTTTACTAGGTTTTCATCTCTTTGCCTCTCCAGTTTTGCTAACTTCTTGCTTTTCTTTTTAATTGTTGTAACTTCTTTTTTCTTTTCTGCCTTTTTTTTAGGTACTGGATTAAAACTGTTTGATAAATCTGTTACTATCATTCTTACCTCTTTATGGGGCCTTTTGTGGCACTAGCTTAATTTATAGCCGTTGCTATCTAGTGCCACAATCCCACTGTTTTAATAAACTATCTATTTCTGCTTGTGGCTTTGTCTCTATTCCTACAGCTTTGCAATCTTGAACTAGATTATCTATTAATCTACTCATCTGCTTGCTATTGTACGAACTCGAGCCATAATATGCATTTATAATTTTAAATTCTGTATCTCCTATGTATGTTGTATCTACTATTTCACAAAACCAAGCTATTCCTCTATCAGTCCATATTTTTTCAAAGGTCTTTACATCTTGTGTCATTATCTTAAATTGCTTAAATATTCCTAATTCTTTTACTCTGCGTTTGTAATCTTCTATTGTGTCTATGTCTTTATAATCGCAAACCTCTTGAAGCAATTTCCAAAAGTATTTATTTGCGTCGAGGCTACGAGGTTTACGATATTTTTTTAGCTCGATATTTAGCTTATTTTCGTTTTTTAGTTCTTCTACTATACTTAACTCATTTGTATCTAATAAAAGGCTTATTTTAGGTTTTCGTGTATTGAAATCTATACTTATATCATTAATTATTCCGTGTAGTTTGCATTTGGAAAAACTCCTTTCTTCAAACATTCACTTAATATTTGTAACCTAGGTAGATACTCATTATTTATAAATTGTTCATCATATTCTACTTTATTAAATTTGATCCTATCTATATCTATCGCATTAAAGTAATTGTTGTAGTCATCTTCATTTAGTGCATATGCGACTATGTATAAATTTCTGGTATTGTACGCATACATCTCAACCTGTGCTTGTCTCCAGTATTGTTTTGATACTTTAAATTCTTTTTCTATTTTGTGTGTCTTAACTTCATAAATACAGTCTTCCGAATTTCCATCTAAATTTACTCTTAGTCTGTCAATTATTATTTGTTTATCCATCTCTAAATCTGGAATATTCAATGCTTGCAGTATTTTGTGTTCATAATTATTTCCTGCTTTTGTAGCTTCCGTTGAAAAGTTGTTTTGACTTAAACCTAATTTTATTAACCACCAATTTTCGAATGTTTTCGTGTTCCAATTTCCTACAACCATACTTGTATCTGAAGCTCCTATGTAATAACTCCTATCTTGACTTTGTATCAATGTTTGCTAAATCTCTTTCAAAATTACTTAAAGTATCAAAATACGTAAATACCGCCTTTACTTCATCTTCTGTCTTGTGAAGCCTTTCTGCAATTTCTTTTACTGATAATCCTTCTTTTAATTTTTGAGTATAAATTTGTTGACATCTTTCTTTTATTTTAAATATGTCATGTCTTGACAAATCATCTTCCCAGCTATTTTTTGAATCTTTTAATTCTTCTTTCAACCACAAATCAAATCCTAAACCTGTTCTTATTGCAACACCTTTAACAAACAA